GATCTGTGGGCTATGCGGATCTCCTTCTTGGTCCGAACGTTGATGGTGTTTGCGATGTATAGCCACCCATTGACGAGTAACCATGCCTGTGGTCAGCCAAAGCCAGGCTCGCATAAAATGGTTAACCGCAGGATGAAATTGTACAGCTCTGTGTGTTTGGCTTCTGTGCAGATACAGAGTAACACAGGCTATAGTGATTTGTACCATCACTAAGGTATATATAAATTCTATCATTGTAATGAATGCTTTATTCTATCTAAAATTATGTCAACTACTTTATCACTGATAACGATTTCATAATGATTCAGCGGCACTTCGATCTTTTCAAAGTCTTTTCGATAGCGCATACTTTCCAATGTTACCACTCCGTCGTTATCATCATGTATCCAAGGACTTTGACCAACAGTGGAAATAATCTGAGTCCAATTTGGCGGAGCTGGCAATTCTCTAGCCCTGATCATCGGATGACTAGCTGTTCCGATGTCTTTCATTAAACGATTAAATGGAAGGAAATATCGGGCGAAATCTGCTTCCTTGCTTCCGCCATACGGAGTACTTAAACTAACACCACCGCATGTAGTATCTTTATAATGATCAGCTAGGTGTAAAGCATATATCCCACCGAGACTATGACTGATAAAGAATAACCGTTCAGCACCATCTAATTTACCTTTCATCTCAGATAAATTATGTGTGAATCCGTCGTCACTTTTATATTCAAGCATTATGTCAGGTTCTTCAAACTCATCTCTGACATAATGCCTAATGTGCGTAAAACTTTCTGCTGTCGCACTCGCTCCGTGAATATAAACTATCATTTTAATGAAATTGTTCTTCCTCTGTGCTGCCTTTTAAGGCCTGCGTAGATGAGTCTGCTTCAATAGTAGTAGTAACCCGGTCGAAGTAGCCTGTACCAACTTCACGTTGATGTTTGACTGCTTCAAATCCTCGAGCAGCATTAGAGAATTCACGCTCTTGTAACTCAACGAATGCTGTCATACCTTCACGAGCATAACCATGCGCCAATTCAAACATACCATTGTTGAGATTATGGAATCCTGCTAAGGTAATGAATTGGAATTTGTAGCCCATTGCACCTAGTTCGCGCTGGAACTTGGCAATAGTAGCATCGTCTAGATTCTTCTTCCAATTAAAGGAAGGCGAACAGTTATAGGCTAGCATTTTGCCCGGAAACTCTTTATGGATTGCTTCTGCGAATCTTCTTGCGAAATCAAGGTCGGGTTTCCCTGTTTCACACCATACGAGATCTGCGTAGGGTGCGTAGGCAAGGGCTCTGCTAACTGCTTGATCGAATCCTGCTCGGGTTCGATAGAAACCCTCCACAGTTCTTTCACCAGTAAGAAAAGGAACGTCATTGCTATCAACATCTGAAGTAATAAGATCACCGGCTTCGGCATCCGTTCTAGCAATAACAAGAGTAGGAACTCCCATAACATCAGCAGCGAGACGAGCGGCAACAAGTTTATTGACTGCTTCTCTGGTTGGTACAAGAACTTTTCCTCCCATATGTCCACATTTCTTTGCGGACGCTAATTGATCTTCAAAATGAACTCCTGCGGCGCCCGCACGGATCATGGCCTTCATTAGTTCAAAAGCATTTAACACTCCACCAAATCCAGCTTCAGCATCAGCAACAATAGGAGCGAAGAAATCTCTATCTCCTACTCCTTCCATCCACTGTATCTGATCTGCTCTGCGGAATGTATTATTGATTTTATTTACTACTGCAGGCACTGAATCAGCGGGATACAGTGATTGATCGGGATACATTTCACCTGCTAGATTAGCATCACCTGCTACCTGCCATCCGGAAAGGTATATGGCTTTGAGTCCTGCTTTGACCTGCTGTAGGGCCTGCATACCTGTCAATGCGCCCAGGGTGTTTACGTAAGATTCTGTGTTCAATAAATTCCATAATTTATTGGCTTGGTTGACAGCGAATTGATCTGGATAAACTTGTGAACCTTGTAGATTCACCACATCATCTGCTGTAAAAGGTCTTTTAACCCCATTCCATCTATCATTGGTAGCCCAATCTTTTTGTATTTGATAGGCTTTCAATTTTCTAACTGTCTGTAGGTGTGTTGATTCCATTTCGGTTTCTCCTAATTTGCTCATTATTTATGGCGGTACAGCATAGGTTGACAAAATTATTAAATGCGTATATAATATGATTATGAAAACCAAAATCATACTCACAGACATAGACGGCGTAGCATTAGATTGGGAATATGCCTTTGATGTTTGGATGCTACAGCACGGCTTCAATAAACAAGAAGGCTCACAGTTCAAATACGATATGGGCACTAGATACGGCATCGAAAAAGATCAAGCCAAAAAACTCATACGCATTTTCAATGAAAGTGCAGCCATTGGATTCCTGCCTCCCTTGCGTGATGCAATGTATTATATTAAACGATTACATGAAGAACACGGGTTTGTGTTTCATGCTATCACTAGTTTGAGCAAGGATGAAAATGCACAGGCTCTGCGCAAAATGAACCTACAAAAACTTTTTGGTAAGACTGCTTTTGAAAAGTTTGTGTTCTTAGACACAGGAGCAGACAAAGACGAAGCTTTAGAACCTTATCGCGACTCTGGGTATTATTGGATCGAGGACAAGAAAATCAACTGTGAAGTAGGTCACAATCTAGGACTCAAAAGTATCTTGATGGAACACGGTCATAGTCTAGACTTCGATAATCCTGATATTCCTGTAGTTAAAAATTGGCGAGAAGTCTACGATATTATTGTAGATCGATAAACTACTAGTTTAATAAATAACCCTGTAAAAAGGAGATAGAAATGTATTGGGGTTATCATTTGATGTTAGACTGTTCAGGTTGTGAAATCGAAGAAATTTCAAGCAGAGATAACATATATCAGTTTATCAAAGATCTAGTAGAACGCATAGACATGGTCGCACACGGAGAACCTGTGATTGAATATCTCCTTCCCGGAGATTCTAAACAAGGCTACAGTCTTATGCAGTTGATCACAACATCAAATATCTGTGGTCATTTTATGGAACTAGATGGCACAGCCTATTTTGATGTGTTTAGTTGCAAACCTTTTAACCAAGAAACAGCCAAACAGGTAGTGCAGGAATATTTTCATCCAAAGAAAATACGAGTAAATTATATTACTAGACATGCAGACTGATTTCGTCAAAGTTCCTTACACAACAGGTCCTAATATGATTCGCAATACAGGACCTGTTTTCATATCTCATCCCAACCAAGAAATAATTAAACAGAAAAAAATTGAATTAGAAAAATACAGCGCAGACCTTTGGGCTCAAGAACCAAGAATCGAACACGTAGTTAAAAAATCTGCCGAATACTGTAATGTGTATACAGATCATATCATAGACCTTGCTCTTATGTTAGAAGAAGATGTAGCGGTGATGCACAAAGGTAAATTAGCTGCAATTTGTTTTTGTTTTCCTAGCGGATTCAAACCCAGTGAACGAATAGGTATGCTGTTAGGAGACATACATAAACCTGTTGCCGATGGCGAACTGTTGGTAAAGGCCAGTCCTGGTATTTCAAGAGTCATGTGTGAACAGCCTAGCTTTCGTCGTTGGGTATGGTCTATTACAATAAATCCAGATCTTAGTAATCATCCCGATAATAAAAAAGAAATTATTCCTACAAATATAGATGATCTGTATTTCCGTTTTGAAACACAGACCACAGCAAAAATAGATAACGAAACTAGTTTATTCTTCGTTCATGTAAATGTGATGCCGTTAAAACAAGTTTGGAATAAAAAAATTCTCGATAGCGTAAATTCAATGAGCGATGCTGTGTTGACTTATAAAAATTTACATGGCATAAAAAAACTTTTAAATACATTTGGGGAGTAACTAACCAGCAGGTGCTGGTTCTATATATCGTCAACACGGCTAACGCCCGGTATATAGACAAAGAGGTGAGACCATAACTTTTAAGGAAGATTATGGAACTCTTTACACTCCAAGCCCTTTGGGCATTTCTCGCTATCATTTTGATAGACATTGTATTAGCTGGTGATAACGCTCTTGTTATCGGAATGGCGGCTAACAAATTACCAGACCACTTACGCAAGAAGGCAATCTTTTGGGGAACTTTTGGTGCTATTGCTATACGCTTTGTATCAGTAGCGGCACTAACTTACCTACTAATGATTCCAGGACTACGTGCTATCGGTGCAGCCGCATTGATATGGATTGGTTGGAAACTAGTATTCAATAATGACGAACACAACATTGAAGCCAAGGATACGTTCTGGGGTGCTATTAGTACTATTGTAGTTGCCGATGCTGTTATGGGTATAGACAACGCACTAGGCATTGCCGCTGCCGCTAATGGAAGTTTTGTATTAGTCATTGCCGGATTACTAATCAGTGTGCCAATTATTTTGTTTGGTGCTACTATGGTCAGCAAGATTCTACAACGTTGGCCTGACACTGTGTTTATTGGTAGCTTTGTATTGTTTGCTGTTGCTATGTTGATGCTAATGAAAGAACCATTAATGGCTAGTTGGTGGGCAGGACTTGTTCCTTGGGCCGCAACAATAGTACCTTGGGCAGTTGCTCTAGTTATAACTGCTGTTCAATATAATCAAGCACGACTACATTTACATAAGAAGTATTTGTTCAGGTCATAAAAAAAGCCCCGAAAGGGGCTGACCGGCTACTTGTCCTACTCTACGCCACCAGCCCGGCGAGTTAATTTACTAGGTTATCTCTAAAGATATCCCATGCTCGTTCCCAACTCCATCTTAGACTTCCTTGCCAGACTTGTTGTCTATCTAGTTTTATAGCAGCAGCCACTGCCTGCACTAAATTTTCATTCATGTAACCTGTGATTCCTTCGTCTATGACATCCAATGGTCCTTGACAAGGATACGCCGCAACCGGAGTTCCACAGGCCATCGCTTCAATCATAACAAGTCCAAATGTTTCCCAACGGCTAGGAAACACAAATACATCAGCCTGTTGATAATATTCTGCAAGTTCATATCCTGTCTTGTAACCTACAAAAGTAATATCTGGATAAGATTTACGGTACTCTTCTAACATTGGGCCACCGCCTACCATGATCTTTTCGGCTCCAGGATAATCTAACCTAAAGAAATCTTCTAGGTTCTTTTCTTTGCTAACTCGACTGACACAAACTAATTTAAATTTTACATTTGATTTGCGTTCTGCTGGTTTAAATATGTCTCTATCAACACCTCGAGTCCATGCTATAATTTCTCCATCAAATCCATTATCACGTAATTGTTGAACCATACTGTCAGTGGTGGTCAGTACCTTGCCACTATGCTTGTGAAACCAACGTACTAGAGGCCAAGTAACAGCTTCAGGGATACCAAATAGTTTTCTAAGTCCTTCTGGAAACTTAGTATGATAAGCAGTATTGTACCTAATATGATGTTTGTCAAGATATTGTCTAACACGCAGACCCACAGGACCCTCTGTGGCGATGTGGATATGATCCGGATTGATCTCCTCAAGTATCTTGCCCACCTTCCTGGGAAAGGCAATCTTGACTTCGTTGTAGCCAGGGCAATCAACATAGCGGAACCTCCCGGGATCAAGATATACAACACGATAGTTGTCCCGAATCGCCATCGCCTCAATATTTTTGTAGGTCGTAACCACTCCATTGATCTGATCCTGTAAATTATCTGTGACTATTAGTATTGTTTTTGACATCTTCCTTCAACCTTGAAACTTTCAAACTTTAACCAGTAGGTCATACTCTGTAGTGCCTGTTCACATTGTTGTTGTGTTAGGAACTGTAAGGTTATTCTTCCTGGTACGTCTTGAGGATTGCTTATGTGTACCGCTATCAATATCATCAACCACATCATCTCGCTCCTTGGTCCATGTTACGATTTCCCAATGACCGTCCCAGTGTTCAACTAGTGCTGTCATTGATTCTACCCAATCACCGTCGTTCATATAAACAATATCGTCTATAAGTTTTATTTCTGCATGATGTATGTGTCCACAGATCACTCCATCAAAACCACGTTTCTTACAATAACCTGCTAGATTTTTTTCAAACTGAAATATAAAGTCTACTGCTTTTTTGACTTTATATTTAAGAAACTTGCTAAGGCTAAAGTACCCAAACCCCATACGACGACGAATCCAATTAAATTTACTATTGATTGTAAGGACGATATCATATGCTTTGTCTCCTAAAAAACTTATCCACGGGGCTAGTCTGGTAATACCATCAAATAGATCACCGTGTACTACTAGATAGTGTTTGCCATCAGCACCTATGTGTTCTGTTTGATTATGTATTTCAATAAGGCCAAAACTAAAACCATAAGGTATCATAGGACGCAGGAACTCATCGTGGTTACCTGCTACGTAAACTACGCGAGTACCGCGTTTAGCGTGTCCTAAGACTCTGCGAACTACATTGGTATGGCTTTGTTTCCAACGCCACTTGTTTTGTTGTATCTTCCAGGCATCTATAATATCACCTATGAGATACAGTGTGTCGCAGGTATTGTGTTTGAGAAAATTATTGAGTTGTTCAGCTTTACAATCTTTAGTGCCAAGATGTACGTCTGAAATAAAGATACTGCGATAAGTTCTTTGCATAGCAATATTTACCGCAGTTTTTTGCACGTAAGATTACAGATCGATTAAATCTGTACCAAAGTCCATTTGCGTGTAAATGACTTACCTTCGGCCTTATGTTTCCGTATCTTAGCGAACTCTTTTTTACGAAGTTCGGAAACTGTTTCGGTATCATGGTCGACGCAAGCCTTGTACAGCTTCATTAATAATTTACGCTGTTTCATGGTTGAGTCCTCCTATACTTTATTTATAAACTAATTCGTCAACAAAGTCAAGTAAAAGTTTATGATGATTACCATTATGATAACAGCTATTCATCCAACTATAGCTGTCATACCAGTGTGGTTCACTTTCTAGATGACAGCCCATTATGCCTACATTACCTTGTATTAGGGCCATTGGATCACCGTTGGGGTACAGGCTCCATATTTTGGCTGAGTCAATGCCAGGGCCTACTAGGGCACAGCCATCATAGAAGAACATATGTTCTTCTTGACCCTTCCATATTACTCTTTGATTCTTAGCGTGTGGCCTGCGTGTGTCAGCGCCTGGACGGGTAATGTATTGTTCGGCACGAATATCCTTGAGTAGATCAAAGTAATAGTGTTCGGCCCAATAGGCTCCCATACAGATACCTAGATATTTGCCACCGCCACGCACAAACTGTTTGACACTATCTGCGTTCTCACTGAACAGATAATCAAAACTGCTGGCATCGCCTATGCCTCCGGGTATGCAAACACAGTCTACATCGTCAAAGAAATCCCGCTCAACTTCATGGCGGGTAAAGATTTTAAAACTGTAATGAGAACTTAGTGCTTGCATAATCCCATTGCCGCTTTGTACACTGCATTTGGGTTGATGCAAGAATAACGCAATCTTTTTCATCACAATGCTTTAATAAGTGCTCACTTAGAACGCCATTCCGGGGCACGACTCCCATAACGCTCTGCCCAGCAGCCGGGCACATCTATAGTAACGATAACGTCCTAAGGTAGATGTTAGTTTTGCTTCTCGATAGTGTAGTCTGCTTCAGTACTATCTGGATAGCGTGTTGTTAGTTTGGTAATAACATCTTGGCGGCTTTCACCTTCAATCCGAGCAGTTTTACCTGAAGCAAGCTGTGTAACCAGATAAGTTCCTGGACCGTCATTGGGATCTTCTACTTCTGGTTCTTCAGCTTTTTCTTTCTCAGAAGCATACGAGTAGGGCAGCTTATCTTTGATGTCAGCTATGGCTTTATCTAAGTCATAGCCGCCCCTCGTGATTTCAGTTGAATTCTGTTTGATCTCTTCAGCATTACTTCTCATGGCCGCGATGATGTTTTTCATCAGTCCAGGGAACAGTTCAGCGAATTTCTGATCGCCGCGGCTGTAACTTAGGCTTTGGTTACCGTTGTTCATCTGTCCTGTAGGTGCATGCATCTGCCACTTGCCGTTTTCATCTTCTTGATTCTGTTTATCATAGATAGAGATAATTGGGCCTTCCGGAGCATATCGTTCAAACCAACGAGCGCCTGAACTGGATCCTGTGCAGAAGGATGCATTGTAACCATGAGCATTGTTGAAGTTGTAGCAGGCACCGTAGTTGTAGGGTAGAGTGATTAAAAAACGATCGTCATCAATTAGAGTTGTTTCTTTCTTTTCACGTTTGTGCTTCTCAATAACTTCAGCATCTTTGATACGGCGCAGTTCTTCTCGATAGTCTCTGTTCTGGACTATAGCCTGTATCTGTTTAAGGCTCTTAAACTTGTTGAAATCTTGATGTGGCTCTTTGAGTTTTCCTCGAATGCTCAATGCTTTCCATGCTCCTAGAGCATCGCCGCCTTCACCGTTGATATCTTCGTAGTCAACGACGCCGTTCATATATAAACGTGTCAACCAATCGTCAAACTTACTGTCTGCAGATAAGTCTCCGTAGTCTGTACTTCTAAGACTATCATCTAGCATTTCACTCCACAATTTGATAACCTGATCATCAGTTGGTTTAGTTCCTAGTCCTGCTACTTTGTTTTTAGGCAGTGTGCCGTCATGACGCATGGCAATACCCAGCATCTTGATAGTCTTGGGATCTTTGAGTTTGGCCGCGATATTAGCCTCTACTATGATTTGACCTAGTTTCATCCTGATATCAATGTCCTTTTAAAGAATCCAAGAACTGTACCTAGTTTCTGTTGATCACCGGCAGAGATGTCTTTCAACAACTGTTGGGGACCTTCTGAAAATTGTGCGTTGTAGCCGCTACCGTAGCTTCTCGTGATTGATCCAGTCTTTTCAGGATAGTGGTGACTGGCTGCCATCAATACCGCTGAGTTGATTGCCAATTTAACAGAAGATGGTGTTTCGTCTGACCCAGATTCTAGGCTATCTAAAGCATTCTGTAGAGTTTTAACTTGACCTAGTTTGCGTTCTGCTTTTTCAAAAGCATCGTTCTTGATCTGGTTGGCAATGTGGCCTTTGATATCTGCTACCGCGGCAGTAAGGGCACGAACCCAAAGAGGTTTAAACTTTTTAGTCAATGTTTCTACAGAAACCTCAAAACCATCTGACCCTGCTTGGGAATCACGACGTTTACGCTGTTTGTCTGCGACTGCGGAAGTATTTTTTCCTACATAAAAACTCTGCAGCTTACCAATTTCACCTTTGAGAAAATCAATGATATTTCCGCCACGGCCGTCTTTGACTGATCTAGTTTCACCGCCACTGCTGGCCACAGCTTCGTAGCGATCATCTTTGGCTTTGATGGCCCCTACTCCTTTGCTGCCTTTGATAACGACCCAAGCACCTTTGTAAGAACCTTTAAGATCGCTCCAAGATATTTTATCTACCTGTCTATAATCCTGGTCGTGTGCCAGCTGCATTTCTTTGTGTAATTTTAATATGACTTCTTTGCCGCCAGTCTGTCCGGTGATTAGATCCAGCGATGTTGACGCTTCGTCAACATAGCCTTCTAATAACTGTGCGAAAACCTGATAGCTCTTAGTCTGCATTTAGTTACACCATGACTGCTTGGCATCACCGTAGTATTCACGGGCTAACCCATTCTGGATCAACCCAGCTCGAACGCTCTGTCCGTTGACTGTGATATCACCTAGTACACGACCGCCAAACTTGTCCCAAGCGTACAGAGTGACCTGTATCTTTCCGCCCTGTGAGATCAACTGTGTGGTAAATTTGCTGGCTAATTGTGCCCGCTCATTTTCCTGCGGACACTGCGCACGATGACCTTTTTCGGGTGTGTCGACACCATAGATTCTAACTGCTAGTTCTGGTTTTAACGGTGCTGGTAGAAAGGGCGCAGAAATAACGATAGTATCTCCATCGCTTACTCTAAGAATTTGTGCGTCATAAGTAACACCCTTAGGCTGTTTCTGTGCGTAGGCTGGAATAGCTATGGCGGCAGCAAGGGCTAAAAAAATGTAGAATTTCATATCAGTTCCCAAATAAGATACTATATTTATACTGTCTTTTCAGTATATTCGGCTTTTCGCCACCCTAACAGATACTCCGCTTTCCAATGGTTTTGATCAAATCCTACAAGGTGTTGCCACTGATCTTTGTGTTGCCATACACGATCAGCAGCATCCTGCCAGTCAGTGTGGCGTATCTGCCAATCAAACTGTATCATCCTGTCTCGGAATTTATTGAATGTTGTATTATCGTATTCTACATGCAGGACTTCGAAGGTTACTCCATCTCTGACAGCATCTAGGGCAAAATCATAGCCCCATTTAGTTCGAGTTCTCAGTAGATAATCTGCTAAAGGCTGTGTTTTCTTTAGTTCTTCTAACTGAGTCATTGCCTCACCGTTATACGATGCGCGGCACAAGAATATGCTGTGATCTAATATTAGATTATCAATTGCTGTTTCGAGTTCGAACCAAGGTTCTTGCCAACAGCAGTGATTCAGTATAGGACAGTTGATGGGAAAATTCATAGCAGCATAAAACTTCTGTTCTGCTATATTGAGTTCAAATCCGTCTTTGTCGTAGTATTGAAAATCGGCAGCTGATATTTCTTCTACAGCATTTTGACAAACAGGATTTGACATCAGTGTAATGTCATGCCTGCGGAACATGTTACTGCTCTGACTGTGCCTTACAAGACAGGCAACCGCACTCTGGACAATGATCACAGGTATCGTCCACACAGCTATGACCACAGTGTACGAGATGCCCGCAGAATTTACAATCGCCTTTCAGTCTAAAATAATAATCGTTGTTGTCTATGATATTTTCCATTATTCGCTCCTGTCTTTGCTTTCACTCTTTCCGGCTACGTATCCGGCTATGATACCTACCACACCAGTGATAGCCATCTTCAACAGTCCTATGACACCGGAATCAGGAGGACGTTTTTCTATGATGGCCATGGAAAAATCGGCTATGACTAAAAACACCAAGATGCCGACTAATCCACCGGCCAACATCATAACCACCTTGTCTTTAGGTGTCATATTTATGATACTGCTTTGGTTAAACCTTTTGGTGCTGTCTTATCACAAATCAATTGTGCAATGATAGGGCTAATAACTGATCCAATGAAGATGCCGACACCGGCGGGGGTAGCTAAACTAGCAGTCAATACTGTTGGGTTGCAAGTAGCAACGGTATTAACAATAACGGTATTTAAAAGTTTTTCATCGCAATTACCTTTAACACCCGGAATCAATAGAATTGACTTAGTGATAATACCACCAACTTCTTTTGCCATTAAAGCATTACTTCCCTTTTTAACCATGTAAGAAACAAACGCTGTGCTGATAGCAGTAGAAGTTACAGTTCCCGGTTCAGCAGGTTCAGGTTTTGGTGTAAAGTATAAAACACAACCAGTGGTCAATGCCGCATTCAAACCAATGTGACAAGCGTTAGCGTCAGCCCACTTATATGCTTCCATTGCGCCATACTCGACATACTCAACACCCTCTGAGGCATACTTGACAACTTGTGATGATCCTTCTTTCCATGCATCGCTAGCAACATCAAACCCTTGCTTCGCATATTCTTCTGTATTCTTTGCGACAACAGAAGCAGTATGTTCAACTGCTTTGGCTGTATCATTTGCCAAACTGACTGCGAAATCTTTTGTTGCGTTGTATGCGGCGGTAGCAGTTGAAGTAACTGCATCAACTACTGTGTTTGTAGTGTTTACAACAGTATTGACAACAGCGTTTGTTGCTGATGATACGCCACTAGCAATAGAATTTCCTACACTTGTCCAACTTGATTTCTTGAATGGATTCCATCCCATGTTATTCTCCTTTTTCCAGTTTTTCGATATAGTTTGCCATCAAATGATCTTTGATACCAAGAAAGCGTTTACCACGCACACGACCTTTTACCCGACTGCGAATCATATCCTTGATACGCTGCCATGTTGTCAGCGATCGAAACTGACCATAATAATTCATATATCTGTGTGTGCCGTGATGTCTAAACTCCATGAGATATGGAGGAACCTTTGTAACATCATCGCAGTTGTTTTGTACTCGCATATGCGGAACATCCAGACCATTGACAAATTGTTTATTGCCTACACGCGGAGAACCAAACGTGATAAGAGCCTGAGCTTTTTTCTGTAACCTGCTGGCAGCGATTGTGGCCATAGCAGCACCAAGACTGTGACCGGTCACGTAAACTGTTTCAATATTAGCCACAGCTCGTTCTATGTTGGGCCACAGTTTGTCTAATTCGCCTTTGAATCCCACGTGTACTTTACCGCCTTGGGCGGTCTCAGTGTTCTTGCCAGCTTTTAGATCGGCCAACACATCTGATGGTTCTGTGACTTCAGTGCCACGGAAACTCAGTACATGCTCGTTGTTTTGATCTTTGAGCAGATATGCCTGTGCTCCTTTGATGTTAAAAAACTCTACGATGTCGTAGCCTTGATCCTTAAACTTCTTACGAGATGTTTTGGGGTCCTCGTAGGTAGTGGCTGCGATGTTCGCGAACTTTAATAATTCTTCTCTTTCCATTTGCTACTCCTTTTTTTTCTTACGTCCTTGGCAATGCGCTCTCTGACTAAATCCTCTTGGATTAGAGCAATTGATTGAACGTTTATATTTTTCGCTCCACCCTTCGTGCATGCCAAAGTTCCCTGCCATTCTAACCTGTTCTATATCATTGTTTTCAGCATAACGATCGACAGTCATCGCCAACTTGAAATCTAATATAGTTAAACCTTTGACATCAAATGTAGTGGTCTTGACCGTGACTTCGGCAACATCTTGTGTGACTTCGGCAAAGTGATCTATTTTTTCGCTGAGCTTGTTTATGAAGCTGACAAACTTCAGTGCATGACGATGGTCTTTGGCCACATACTTGGCCTGTAGTGTGCGATGATCCAGCATTTCCCAGTCTGGAAGGTATTTGCTTTTTAGATCATTGAGTTTTTCATCAGCGGGTATGTATTCTTCGATATCCTTGGATCTAAACTTGCCTTCGACTATATTGATAAGTTCTCTAATATTCATTCTGTACGATCCTTGTCATCTATTGCACCGCCAGTGACCCATGCTGTGCAACTACGTGTACCAGCGCATTTAAAATGTAAAAAGTTACAGTAACCTAGATCTGATTTGTGAATAGTTGCCATAGCATCAGTTTCTTTGCTGTCGCCTTTGATGCCATCTTCGATACATGTCCACATCTTGTCTGATACATCAAAAGCCGCACAGTTACCGCAGGTTATTGTCTTTGCAGTCTTTTCCGTAATGTTCCACTGCTTGGCTGCATCCTTCCAATATGATTCTGGATTGTCTGGATTAGCTGGACCGTAATGATACTCGTCTATGGCCTTTTGACGATTCTTTAGATTAACATCTATGTCGTAGGTAGCGATGGGACAGCCTTTATTGGCTGCTTCTACGATGTTGATATATTTTCTATACATTAGAAACCCTATCAAACGTAAACTGCCGAAGCATAGATGTTGGCGGTGTCACCGTCAAGACTGTAGTAGGTGATTACTGCTGTGGTCTGTTGTGTAACTGTAAACGTTCCGGCGCTGGTGGTATTCAATGCGGCTATGCCGGAAGTAATAACGTCAGTGTCTGCGCCGGACGTATTAGTGGCAATAAGTGTAATTACTCTACCAGCAACAATATTACTAAATGCCACAGTAAAATCAGTTGTAAATGTGCATCTAACAATATCGTCTGTGGTCACATTGAGTGTTAATGTAGTTCCACCCACTGCTCCTGCATTTCTAATAGAGTGAGTGACCAGTCCAGTATAGTTAGTAGCGGTTATGTTGTTAGTAACTGCTAGACTGCCCAATGTACCTACTGTGGTCAAACTACTTGTGACTACTGTTGCGTTCAATGTTGTGCCAGTCAGTGTGCCAGCAGCCGCTGTGACTGTAATGTCGGCACTGCCATTAAAACTAACACCATTGATGTTTCGTGCTGTTGTTAGCGTAGCGGCTGAAGTTGCTGTACTAGCATTACCAGTAACATTGCCTGTTAGTGCCTTGCCTGATTCAAATGTAATACCTGTGCTGTCCACTGTGGCTACTTTGGCCAGTGTGATAGAGTTTAGGGGTGTAGCCCATAGTTCAATAGCACCACCTTGGTTGGTCAGTGTTTGATTGCCTCGGGCTACATAGACAATACGCTGATTGGCTGTGCCTGGAATGTCAGTACCATTGTGTGCTGTGCCGCTGAGACGCATGATCTCTTCATTGGCTAATACTGCTGAAGGACTTGCCGCGGTATTGTTGTATCTACGAGCAACAAAGGCCGCAAAGGCATTTTGTGCATCATTGTATACTCTGGATGGTACGCCGGGCGAGCCAGCAATACCCGTGATGTGAAGCATAACTCCAGTGTTAACTGGTGCCTGGAATACTCCGTCTAGTCCGCCAATAATATTCAATGCACCTTCTGCTGAGTCTGCTCCAGGCACTAACATTCGTATCTGTCCATCACCTTTTACAGTGAAGATTGGAGGGACTGAAATAGCTCCTTCTACATCACCATCAGTTTTGTATACGTTAAACTCGCCAATAACATCAATACTGCCTGTGCCGTTGGATACCAAATAAAAATCTTCGTTGGCGTTAATTGTAGATAAAACGGCGTAGGAAGTTGAATCATCGTATGTACCTGTGGTAGAAGCAAGATCGCCAAAGCTAAAATCTAAACCTGCAGAATCAATAATGATCTGTCCTTGACCGTTAACAGTGACGCCTGGGCCCAGTTTGATACCACCTAGTTTAGTTGATGTTGCTATATCAATAGTGGGAATAAAGTTGTCGTTGTGGTAAACGCTTAGTTCAAATGTTTGCGGGTTGAGCCAAATCTGTCCTTGAAAGTTATCAGTAGGTTCAGTGTTTGCGACTGTGATCAAGCCGTTAAACACTTCACCGCCAGCAGTTGTACCGTCGCTGATTCTCAGTATTCGTTCAGCAGAATCATAAAACAATCTGCCAGCATGTCCAACATAGTTGTCAACGGTAGGACCGTTTGTACGACTTAGAAAAAAATCATAGATAGCCATCTGCTTATCCTTAAACGTCTAGTGGTTCGTCGTCACTGGCAATATGAATTACTGCTGGATTAACACCTGCATTCTTTCTAATAGTATCAAGTTCGTCTGGAACTCCGTCGCCGTCTTGATCGTATACGCTAGGTACACCGACACCTTTCTTTAGCAATTCTAGCTTTTGCTGCAACGGCGGAATCATAACCTCACTGCCGCCATTGTCTCCGGGCTCTGTCTCAACTGGTGTGCCGCCCATAGATTTGTTAGTCTGCGGTTGCCCTTCACCTTGTTCGATCGATGCCAGCTTGTCTGCTAGGCTTCTTAATATTTCACTCATTTTCATATGTTTTTCCTTAATCTTTAAAATCCGTTAGTTGCTGAATTGTAAAACAGTTTGCCAGTCCAGTTTGATGTTTTAGCCTGTGTACTACTTGCCCAACTAACCGTCATTGTTCCTGGTCCTGTTAGGTTACCAAACATCACACGGAAAGGATAGTAGATGTTCGCTGTCATTGCAACAGTTCCGCTCACTTCTGTAGGACCGTGAAGTCCTCCATTCTGGACAACAGCATTGGTATGAGTATATCCTGTAATAGCATCTGGGCCTATCCACATATAACTAGCATCGTCGGTGCTGGTGTAGAATGTATAGGTATCTGTAGTGGGTGCTAAGAAGTATCCTATTAGCATAATACTAGTATACTCTGGTAGGCTGGTTAAGTTTAAACTTGTATAAACGCCTTGAGAAGTAGCAGCATAGGTATCAAAAAATGTTAGATCATCATTGGCAGGAATAAAATCAGTACCAAAGTATCCGTTTGCATTTGTTGTGCCTGTTACTGTACGATGATAAACTCCAGAGGTAAATGTAATAGATGCAACGTTGATCCATGGACGTCCTAATAATAGTCCTCCAGGATTTGGATTATTCACTAGTGTATTTCCAGAATACTTAGTAGGCAGATTATCTACATCGTAGGTATTGTTTTCTCTATAGTATGGAGCAGTAGTATCACCTGCTGCTTGTCGTTTAGTTTGAGCTAGATTAAGTTTGGCTAGTTGCCTAGCTTCTCTAGTAGCCAATGTTGATATTCCGTTCGCTGCCATTATTGTATACCGCCTAGTTGTTTGATACGATCTAATTCTTCGGTAGCAGGATCACCTTGTTTATTCATAAATTTAACAATGGCATCGTAGTTTTGCATGGTGACAACACCGTCCTTGCTCATGTTAATAACGATTTCTGCTACATCGTGTATGTCAGCATCGTCTTTAATTTCTTCGCGGGCTAGTTCTAGCAAGCGAATGAATAAGGGAACGTCTAATTTAATAATGTCCATAGTTTAATATTTAGCGTTAAATACTGTTATGATAAACAAAGAACCCTTCAAAAAACTTATACTAGATCTCAAATCCAACGGCAAATATAGAGTTTTCAATGATATAATCCGCGAGCGAGGTGATTTTCCTAGAGCTATCTGGTATGGTCCTTACAACATTAAAACCATAGTAAACTGGTGCTCAAACGATTATCTGGGCATGGGGCAGCACAAAGTAGTTTTAGATGCCATGCACACAGCCCTAGACCAAACAGGATCAGGTTCGGGTGGTACTCGCAATATAGGAGGCACTAGCCATTATCACGTAGCCCTAGAACACGAACTGGCTATGTTACACAACAAGAGCCGAGCATTATTATTCAGCTCAGCATATGTGGCCAACGAGTGGACTCTTATTTCTCTATCAAAAATCATTCCTAACATACATTTTGTCTCTGATGCTAATAATCACAACAGCCTTATCGTGGGCATCAGTCATAGCCGAGCTCCTAAGACTGTGTTCCGTCACAACGATCTCGATCATCTCGAAGACATACTTTGCGCAATAAAACTAGCAGGACAAACACCCTGTATAGTATTTGAATCAGTGTATTCTATGGATGGTGATGTTGGTGATATCCGAGGTATCTGTGATCTAGCGGACAAGTATGAAGCTATCACCTATATCGATGAAGTTCACGCAGTAGGTCTCTATGGAACGCACGGCGGCGGCAAGGTTGAAGAACTCGGACTTGAACATCGCATTGATATAGTCAATGGAACACTAGGCAAGGCCTATGGAGTGCAAGGTGGTTACATAGCTGCCGATGCGGATGTCGTTGATGCTATCCGTTCAGTGGCTGCAGGGTTTATATTTACTACATCAATGAGTCCGGTCAGCTGTGCTGGTGCCTTGGCTGCTGTAAAATATCTCAAAGATCATAATGAACTTAGAGACAAACATCAAGAACGTGCTCGTAAACTCAAACATAGATTAAATGCCAATGGTATTCCAGTTATGGAGTGTTCAACCACACACATCGTTCCTGTTCTTATAGGCGAAGCTAAAAAGTGCAAAGTTATCAGTGACAATCTTTTAAACGATCATAATATCTATGTTCAGCCGATAAACTTTCCAACGGTTGCAGTAGGCACCGAACGACTACGATTCGCTCCTACTCCTTACCATGACGACGGAATGATTGAGGATTTGATTTCCGCTTTAAAGATCTGTCTTTAATATCGATCTTTGTTTTTTAGATACTTAAAGTATTCTTTGATCCCTTCCCAAGGTTCTAGAAAGTCGTCCACGGTTACTCCTGCTTCTCTAAGATAGTTGGTATCAGCCTTGGTATCTAATTGATACTGTGATTTAAGATCTTCGGGCATAGGAATGTATTCTTTGTTTCCTTGACCATATTCTTCTATCACTATGTTTGCTATAGATTCAAAATCTACACTAATGCCTGCACCGAGATCATAAATCCCTTCTTTATAATTATTTAGGAAATGATAGACTGTGCGGGCAACATCTTCCACCCAGACAAAATCTCTACGATAATATCTGCTGTTTTCAAATATCTTTATTTGATCTGTATCACATAGTTGATTGTACCAATGATAAACAGTCGAAGCCATACGACCTTTGTGATATTCGTTAGGACCGTAGACATTGAACAATCTAAGAACGATGCCATTGGTTATTTCCTGTTCGCTCACAGACTTACTGAAAGCATAATGATTTAGGGGACCTTGTCCATTACCGTAGACTGCGGCTGAACTAGCAAAGATAAATTTGGTATTATTCTTTCTGCAAAGGTCGTGCCATCGTCGAGTGCTCAATACATTGGTTTCGTATATATTGAACCAATTTTTTTCCAGTGTAGAACTATTGGCTCCGAAATGTATAACGGCATCAAAATCTCTAATATCTGTTATAATTTCTTTGGTCGAATGCAGGCCTAGATACTGTTTGCCTAAGAGATTTTTATATTGATCTTCAGTGGGAAGATCATCGAAACAATAGATGTCTGTGATGCCCTGTTTGTTTAGATATCCTAGTATAACACTACCTATAAATCCACCTGTACCTGTCAATGCAATCATTTTATTTCCTCTAGTCTAGGAGCATAAACTCCAAAATGTTGTACAGTAATACTAGCGGCACGTATTGCATACTGCATGGCCGATGACAGATTGCGATGGGCCAGCCATTCTACAGTTAGTGCTGCTAAAAATGTATCACCGGCGCCTGTAACATCTGCCACTTCGACCTGAGGGGCGGGCAATGTTAAATCGTAATGGGCCGCAGTTGCACCGTTGGCTCCACGAGTTACTATCAGTCCCGTGCATTCTGATTTGATCTTAGAATACTCTAATTCGTTGATCTTGACCCAAGCTCCTTGCATACGTTCAAGATCAGTTTTCTTCGTATCGATGAACACAGGAAGACTAGTAGCAATCAGTTCTTCTATAAGCTCGTAGCTGACTGTGCCTTTGTCGTAGTCGCTGACTACGATAGCATCATATATATTTGGAATTTCACTTTCTATGATCAGCGGATCAGAGATCACATCGTTATCTATCCTAACGATATGTTGACGGCTGCGCCTATCCACTAATCTTGTCTTAGTGGATGTTTTGCCATGAAGATAATTCACTTCGCAGCCCATCGCTTCTAGATTACGAGCGACATTTCCTGCCATACCCGATCGCCTTTCTTCGTGGCTGAATTTAAACACTGGTACTGGAGCTTCGGGGGAGATGCGATCAACTGTTCCGTATTGGTAAACGTCTTCGCAGTTATCGCCGATCAATAATATCTTGTATTTTGTTTGTAGTTGAATAGCGTTCGAGTCTGTCATAAAATCTAATTTCTTTACAATATTCTGCACCGATTATAGGCTTGTCTCGATAATCGCTGCCTTTGACCATTACATCTGGTTTAAAGTTCTTGATATAATCTACAAGTTCACTGTCTGTATCAAACACATCTACTCGATCTACTGCTTTGAGAGCGAACAAGAAGCTGGCTCTTTCATATTCATTATGCACAGGACGATCTGAACCTTTGAGTTCCCGGACTCTTCGATCACTGTCTATAAGAACATACACATAAGACTGGGGTATGCTTCTTGCATATTCCAATAGTCTGAGGTGGCCAAGGTGTAGGATATCAAAAGTTCCATTTACTATGACTTTTTTCATGGGAGGCTTTCAACAAAATCTGCTAGAGTATCGAACACCAAGGTTCTGCGTTTGAGATCACGGTGAGCGTACCGATTTAATTCTTTTTCGGTATCAAGGCCATACCCGGTTCTCACCAGCACAGGTTTAGCGCCAACGTTTGCAGCAGCCTTGAGATCTTTGATTTTGTCTCCTACATAGTAGCCTTCTTTGAATCTAATATCTCGAAACTCTTTTTCACAGCGTTTGAACATGCCGGTATTGGGTTTGGCAAAAGGATCTTCCTTACGACTACTGGCACTATAGTAGATAGCATCGATACTGAAACAGCCTGCTTCTCCAAATAATTTTAACATATGTTCGTGGAGTGTGTCTACGTCTTGTTGAGAGTAAAGACCTTTTTCAATACCGCCTTGATCAGTGATGATGACAATCTTGTAGCCTTTTCTCCTAAGAGCCGCAACGGCATCGAGGCTTCCTTCTATGGGATCAAAATCTTCTGCTTTGAAACAGTATGTTCCCAAGTCTCGATTGATTACTCCGTCTCGATCTAGACCTACTACGCATTTGGTGCGGAATTCTCCACCAGTCCACGTGATCTTAGGTTGGGGTTGCTGAGATGTCTGTGACATTCTGGCTATCTCCGGGTATAATTCTGTAATTGTCTTCCACACTGTCTGCGGTACTAACTTCAAAGATCATAGAGTTTGGTTTCAAGGCGATCAGCTGATGAGGCATCATCGGAGGATTATGCCATACATCACCTTCGTTTAAGACTTTTTCTACGTAGGTAGCTGTTTTAGTATCGCAGTAGACCAATTTAAACTGACCTGCGTTGACAAACCAAGTTTCATCTTTTTCTTTGTGAAAATGCATGCTGAACTTGGCTCCTTCTCGTTCAAAGACCAAGATCTTACCTGCATATTTGTCGTTGGTAGCCCAAATAATTTCGTAGCCCCAGCCCTTGTCTATTTTGCCCTGTAACTGCGTCATGGCCGCTTCTCGATGATTTGATCAACTAGCCCGTAGTCTAGAGCTTCTTGTGCTGACATAAAAGTGTCACGATCCATATCACGCTCGAAATCTTCATAGGTCTTGCCTTTGGTATTATGCTTGACATAGAGTTCTGTGAGTATCTTTTTCATCTTAGTAATTTCTTTGTACTGTATTTCGATATCACTCTGCATACCTCTAGTGCCGCCTGATGGCTGATGTATCATATGACGAGCGTAGGGCAACATATATCTTTTACCAGTAGTACCTGCCTGTGCTAGGAAGCTACCCATCGAACAGGCTTGCCCCATAACATAAGTGGCTATATCACATTTTACAAACTGCATGACATCATATATGCTCATACCGGCCGTGATCACTCCGCCGGGGCTATTAATAAAGAGATTGATTTGTTTATCGGGATTTTCACTTTCTAAAAATAATAACTGTGCCACTATGAGATTGGCCATATGGTCTTCTACAGGACCGTTTAACATAATGATACGTTCTTTGAGTAGTCGACTATAGATGTCAAAAGCACGTTCACCTTTTGATGTAGATTCGACTACCATCGGTACAAGGGTCATTGAGTATTTCTCCAGGTTAGTATATTTTATCAAAAAAACGATTGCATTTATCGTAAACTGAGTGTAACATCGTTGTGTTAAATAAGCAAAACCATTTTAGGACTATGACTACTCTTTTATTAAACGCAGATATGCAACCAATTAGTCTTTTGCCTTTGTCAACTGTAGATTGGCAGGAGGCCGTACGTTATATGGTATTGGACAAGGCTGAAGTCCTGGAATGGTACGACGATTGGATCGTGAGATCTGAACGGTGGAGTACTCGTGTACCTGCTGTTCTTATGCTTAAAGAATATCAAAAGCCTAAACATAATATGCGACTGAGTAAACGCAACGTATTCTTGAGAGATGAGTACCTGTGCCAATATTGCGGTGATGATGTATCAGATACTTCAGCTACATTGGATCATGTAATACCTGTTTCAAAGGGCGGCAAAACTACTTGGGAAAACTCTACCACGGCCTGCAAGCCCTGTAACTATCGCAAGGCTGCTCACATTGGTAAATTCAAACCAAAACAGACACCTTACAAACCTCATTTTTGGGATCTAGCCGAAAAGCGTAAACGTAAAGGGTATCATTTAGCACATATTAGTTGGCAGACTTACTTGTCCTAATACTTGACAAAAACCTCTGTAGGTAATACAATAACTTCACTTACAGGGGAACCTATGCAACTCACTGACGATGATGTGCTGAATTATATTGGCAATCTCACTAGCGAACAATACCGTAAATTGGAAATTCAAATGGGTAAGAAACGTTGGTGTGAAGTTTATAATTTGCCAGAAGTAATGTATTGGCCTATCTTCGCACCTATCGCTTCTAAACGCAAAGGCGACATCTGGGAAGATATGTATAGGAACAACTGTGTAAGTTTAGGTGATCGATCTGATGCTTGGCACGATGCAACATTGTCACAAGAACTAGTAGACAAATATTCTCTACATGGTACCAAAGTAGAAATCAAATATTCAGCGATTACCGTTCCAGATTCGGGCAATGACATTGACGAAAGAGGTTATGCTCTCGAAGCAGGAGAACGTCGCAAGATCATAGAATCTTCTGAAGACGGTTCTTTCAAAGGCGGATCGGGCGGAAGTTTTCAACAGGTACATCCTGCCAATGCTGACTATGGATTATTCAGTGCTGTGCATGCTAACGGTGCATTCCATTACTGGGTTCCGTATCATTTGATCAGTCGAGAAGCTGGCAAAGAGAAAAATGAAACTGGAAAGATTCCATTGAGCAGTCAGCATGACGGAGGCACAGTAGAAGGACAAATCAATCGTACTAAACGATTCCACGAGCTGTTCTTTTTAGATGCTACTATCGGTACACCATTTATTACAGACCTTGGCAGATTTGATTTGTCAAAATACGAAAATTTAGTTTACTAAATATCCCATGCTAGAAGAAAAGAACATACAGTCGAAGAAGTATCAACTAGGACAATTCTTTACACCAACTGATCTAGTAGAAGAAATACTTGACGGTATTGATATAGATTCTGATATATTAGTAGAACCAAGCTTTGGTGGCTGTGGGTTTATCGAACCAATGGTTTCAAAGTATAAAGATAAAAAGATCGTTGGTATTGAACTAGATAAAGAATGGTACGATAAAGGTCTAGAAAGATTTCCTAAATTAGATCTCATACATTCAAACTTCTACGATATTGATTCTGAACTATCGTTTGAAAACAAACGAGTATCGTTTGTTGGTAATGTTCCCTTCCGTAGTCCTGCATACAGTCTTACTACACATAAGAAGTATGTTAAAAAACTAGCACACAAGTACGGAGTCACAGGTATTAGAGAAGAAGCTGTGTTTTTTATAATCAAGACAGCAGATATCATGATCTCTAATAACTATGAAGGTGGAATACACTATATCATTCCAAAGAGTTTAATAACCAATGACTCGAAGTTTTATACTAAATTTAAGAACTTCTTAAAAAAATACTTTAAGATTGTGTCAGTATCGGATGTAGATCCTAAACGATTTGAAAACGTCGCACAGGGCCTAATAATGTTTTCTATGATACGTGGCGGAGATGAAACAAACTACAACATAAAACATAACGGTGTTGATGAGCCAGTTGATGAAGTTATGCAATTAGTCAGTCCTGATATTCCGTTCCAGATTATTTTCAAAAAAACAAACTTAGGTAGTGTTCCTGCTGAAAGTTTCTTATTGAGTTCTCCTGGAGAAACCCAAATTGAATTTAAAGATAGATTAGTAAAGATATTTAACAGTGTAACAACTGTAGATAGCCTCAGAGAAGATCTTAAACACAAAGACAAATACAATCTCAAGATACTGTCTAGCAAGGATTCTACAAAAATAGATGCGAAACTACAACAGATTGCAGAATATATCGCAGACATTAGAAAGAATGTTTCTGATCTTAGTATCTTTTCAAACATCGACAATTATAAACCTATACAACATAGAAAAGAAACTAGGTTTTATTTTAGAAACAAAGCATTGAAGAAATGTGCATTTGTCTACGAACTAAACCCTAATCCTTGTGCCAGTTTCTTTTTTACTTCTAATCCCAGCGATGGTAGCACAGACTATTTTGGATACTGCGGTTATGACATAACAAGGAACAGCAGTCCTGGTTGTTGTCGCACTGTCCCGTTAGCAGATGTTGAAACTAATCTAACTGATGACTTTAAGAAATATTGGATAGAAAATGTAGGGGAGGATGTTCCTTACATTTTGGTTTTTAGTTATATCAAATACATATCTGAGTCTAAATGGTATCGCGAACAGAAGAAACAAAGACGTAGATTCTACTTCTGTATACCAAAAACATTTGTGACAGAATGGTTAGATAATTTGGATATCGAAGCAGAAACTAAGTCTATTCAATCTTTTCTGCCCGAGTTAAAAAAACAACAAGAATCTGAAAGTTTGAAACTATTTGAAATAATTGATTGACAAACCGATCCTAAGGTGTTATACTGTTGTCACAGTTAAATTTTAGGAGCAATAGTGCGCACACAACCACAAGTCGTTATCCAAAAGCTAGAAGCAGACAATAGTCGACTAGCCAAAGAACAGATCCTAGCAGAAGCAATGAACGAAGGGCTAGATGAGTTCTTCGAAGGTCTTAAAATGGGTTTGGATAAACTCTACACATTTGGCATCAAGCAGGTTCCTGTCAGTGAACAAGATGGGCAAGGATTGAGCTGGAGTAACTTTGTTGAACTTGCAGAAGCTCTGTATCGCAGAGAGCTCACAGGACATGCCGCACGTGATGCAGTTAAACTGGCCATGGATGTAGCCACCAAGGCGCAGTGGAATGATTGGTATCGCAGGATCCTTATCAAAGACATGCGAGCGGGTTTTGGTGAAAAGTCTGTGAACACCGTAGCCAAGAAGCAGAAGAAACCTCAGTACGCAGTGCCCGTGTTCGAAGTCATGCTTGCGCACGACGGTGCTAATCACGAATCAAAGATCACAGGCAAGAAACTAGTTGAACCTAAGTTAGATGGTGTTCGTGTGCTCACTGTGGTAGACTTTGAAAGCCGTACAGTTATGATGTATACTCGCAATGGTAAAGAATTACATAACTTTCCGCATATTGTCAAGGCCTTTGAAGACAACATGGACAATTGGGGTCGCAGTTATGTATTTGATGGGGAAGTAGTATCTAGTTCTTTTCAGGCCCTAATGAAAGAAGTACATCGCAAAGAAAACGCACAGGCACAGGATGCTAAACTAATGTTGTTTGATCTGATTCCTCTGGTAGAATTTAAGAAAGGCGAAAGCGTCATGGGACAACGACGACGTAGTGCTTTCTTGCGTGAGAACTTTTCAAAGATATTCGCAGATTCAGGCTGTATTGAAATTATTCCACAGCGTGAATTTAATTTAGATGTATTTACTGATGAAATCGAGTTTCGTGACTACAACAAGCAGATGGTTGCAGAAGGCTTCGAAGGAATTATGATTAAATCTGTAGATGGCAAGTGGGTAGGTAAACGTAGTACTGATTGGTTAAAACAAAAACCATTTATTGAAGTCAGCCTTGAGATCACAGCAGTAGAAGAAGGCACCGGCCGTAATGAAGGCAGGTTAGGTGCGGTGATCTGTGAAGGAATGGATGATGGTAAACGAATACAGGTCAATGTGGGTTCAGGCTTTACAGACAGTGATCGTAAAGAATATTGGGCTGCGCAAGAAAGTCTCATCGGACAAGTTGTAGAGGTACGTGCAGATGCTGTGACGCAGAATCAAGATGGTACTTACAGTCTAAGATTCCCCAGATTCATGCGATTCCGTGGATTTAAAATAGGAGAGAAAATTTAATATGGAAATCGTAAAATTTTTACGTTGGCAATGGGACAAGTGGGAAACCTGGCAGAAGATCTTTTTTGCAGCCGTTATCTTGCAGATAATCAGCGTTGCCGTTCCAGGAATCGCAGGAATAGTCATTTGGACTACGGGTCTGACAGTTACTCTGTGCTTTATGATTAAATGGTTTATCTATGATGTCCTACGTGATAATTATATCAAATTTAAAGAAGATCGCAATAAATTATTTGATGTAATCAAGGACTCAGATAACTAAGAGATGCAGATAGAATTTTTTTGTGATGACGCAGCCGTAGTTGAGTTTTTCTCTCCTAAACCGGCCAACAAGGTCGTTCCGGAATGGTATCGTGATTTACCTACTTGGAAAAAGAATCCTTTTGAAGGTGTAGATGCTCCTACAATTAAAAACTGTATGCCTGCCCAGGATATGCTGTTGGCTGGCTATATTATTTTTAATACTTATGAACTGACTTTGGTTCCAGAATCTAAAACCAAATACCAAGAGTTTCAAGCAATTTGTCCACACAGACCACATATTAGTAGTCATCATCACGAACAGATGCCGGTACCAATTGCTGGAGAAAAGAAGCATTACTTTAAAGTAGCTCAACCTTGGATAATCAAAACACCTCCGGGTTACAGTTGTATCATACAGCAGCCATTCTATCATTTCGAACAGAGATATCAGATATTGCCTGCGATAGTGGACACAGATCAACATGACCTAAACATTGAGATTCCAGGATTTTTATTGTCAGATGAACCAGTTAAAATAGAGTCAGGAGCACCATTCATCCAGGTAATACCGTTCAAGAGAGATGATTGGACGATGTCGGCAGTGCATCAGCCTCGTAAAAGAAGTCGATTAGAGTTCTTGTGGCAGGCAGCATATCGCACAGTATTCCACTCTAAGAAAAACTTTAAATAGAATTTTTTGTTGCCTGGATATCAAAGGCATTTCTGCACAGAGGCAGATCACAGATCATTGGTTCCGACGGCCAGTGTAAGGTCTCCTGAGATATTAGCCCCATGTAGCCATTCTTCCTACAATGTCCTTTATATACATGACCCCAGGCATCTACGATGATCTGTTCCAATCCAATGTTACACTTCCATCCAGTGAACTGATTCCTTCCTTCCAACACCAAAGTCTGATAATCAGAATACTCTTGTTGTTTACCTGAAGTATAGATTAGATCTTGTTTCTGATTCTTTAGCAGGTGTATCTGTGATTCAGAATAGTCTTTGGGCTGTGTGTTATAGACTGGATCAACAAACAACATCTTTCGATTTATCACAATCTCTGGCCAGCGATTCTGTATCCTTTCTAGAGTAGATTCTAGTTCTTCCCATCTCTCAGGTAACATATTGACATTGATGTTTACTTCTACATCTTGGTCTCTAGCTGACTGTACACAGATAAAGAAATGTGAAAGCTGTGTATGTTGGGGATGTATTTCTAAAAGCACGATGTCAGTATGCTTCATGTATTCTTGCCACTGAGCGTTCGCGGCACTGGCGTTAGATCTAAATTTTACAAGAGCATCTAGATCGTTATTGGCATAAGTTATTAGTTCTAGAAATTGATTCCATTCAGTGACTTCGCCGCCAGTGAACTCTAGATGAAGCCTTAGACCTCTTACTCTAGCAAATCGATCGGCTTGATCTAGGAAGTTTCGGCAGTCTTTAATATAGGGAAGATTGATACTGCCATTACGTATAAGGTCATTGCAATAGGAACAGCTCCAGTTGCAATGATTCATCAACCACCAATTTACATAGAACCATCCCTGTGGCCGTATACTGACCAATTGATGGTGTTTCATTTAGTTCATCCAGCCCTCAACCGCTTGTTGACTACAGATACTGCAACTAGTAGTCCAGAGGTTTCCAGGATCGCAGTCTATCAGCCATGACGGATCAGGATCTTTCACAGTTAGCCAACTGTGTTCATGATGCCAAGGTTCTTTGCCCTGTAATTCTCGAATCAACTGCTCTGGGCCCCAGCTGCTGTGTCCAAAAAATATTCTAAATCTGTTAGGATATCCTGCTGAACTTATCTTGTCAAACATAGATGTGCTACTGGTTAAACTCCAATGTTCATCTATGGGAACGGTATTGTCAATGCTCCAATCACTGTCATGCAACATCCATACTGTAGTAGGATTTACAGGACCTCCCCAATACATAGGTTGATCTTGATCTAGTACAATATCTAGAGGTTTTAGTATTTCATTGACGGTGTGTTCTGATCTACGATTCATGCAGAGACCAAAGCTACCTCGATTGTTGTTATAGGTAAGGAATATTACGGTTCTATCAAATCTAGGATCTGGAAGATTTGGAGGGCTGACTAATAGATCACCGGCTACCAGAGGTTTCATTATCAACTCCAGTCTGGAAGTGGGCCGCCGTATTTTTTACCTTTGATCTTTTTGCCGCGGACTTTGACACGCTCTGATCCTACCTTATGGCTTTTACCACCATCTCTGGATCTGTATCCTTGACTCTTACAAGATGATAATTGACTGGCACCTAATGCTGAATCTGGTTTTCCACTTTGACACAGCTCTCTGCTAGCCGGCTCTTCATCTAAGGTGTCGCCTATTCCGCCCGAAAACAATTCGTCGGTGATAGGAAAATCTAGATCTACAAAACGTTCTGGAAGTTGTCCAGTGTCTGCGATATAGTCTAATTCTTCTTGGCTGGGATGATTTTTCATCAATATCTTTGCAGCATCATCATGAAAGTCTGCGAATTCCCAAATGTTGACATCATAGTGATCTTTATAGAGTTTAGCCACAGCCCCCATCACTGAATGATAGTCGCAGGTAAAGATATTTTCTGATAGGACTTCACTAATTCTCATACTAGCTTGGCTCCAACCATAATACAAGAAACCAGCATGTTTTTTATATCCATGTCATCTGCTTCTGCATTCAGTTTATCTGAATTGATGATATCAGCCATCAAAGCCTGATATTCTGATTCAGATATTTCTTGGCGATTTAGAGCTTCGGTTATTGCCAACGCCATTTCTGCTCGTTGTTCAGCCCAGGGTTTTCCGCAGCTGCTCAAAAATTGTAGTTGTTCTATCATTACCATCTTCCTAGGATGACTTTGCTGGCTCGCTCACCCTGTTGTGTCAACAGCTTCTTCTTTAGTTCGCAGTAGGTTTTACTACCTTCTCCGCGTGTGGTCCATTCTTTGACTGTACTCTGCATGGGCTCTATCACCCGCAGGACATCTCGTTGTAGAGATCCCTTGGCTTCTGAATACAGTTCGAATCTGCGTAGATCTTCTGCTAGTACTCGAACCTGGGCCAGTTGTGGGTCTGCACAGTTGATGCGTTCCACCGACAGCCTAGCTGTGATAATATACGCACTTTGATTGTCGTCCCAGAATGATGGTATCCAAGACTGCACCGTAGCACAGCCTGTGACTGTGAATGCTGTGAGTAGAGCCAATAATATCTTAGTCATAAAGATATTTACCAATTAGCTAGGAAAGTAATGTGGTCCTAGGTCGGCCTTTTTCATGGGATGTGCTAGATTAAAGCTGAGGCTTATTTTTTCTCGATCACCAGTCACTGGCATCACAGAATGTGTGAGCCATCCTGGGAATAGTATCAAACGGCCAGTTTTTGCTTCGATCTTATAGGTCTGATATTCTTTAAGCTGATCTCCAGGCCACATACGGTTTAACATCAATGGGTTAGGGTTGCGGAAGTAAAAGTCTCCACCATCTTCTGGTTCTGCTCGATGATAGTAGACTCCTGAGATCACTCCGGTGGGATGTTCATGATCATACATGAAGAAGCCCTTTTGATAGCGATTGAACCAACTTTCCTGTATTTCTAGATCGCAGGGCGGGCATTTGATGGAATCAAAATAGACCGAGACATTGTCCCAGACATGTCTCGCAAAGGTCCTAAGATCGTTTTTTACTATGTCATTGACTCCATTGGAGTCGAATGTGGTCAGCAGCTGATGCCGGACTTGGTCTTTTCTAAAACTCAGTCGAGGCCAGCATTGATCGATTTCTGCGTCAATCTCTGCTAGGGCCTGTCCCTCGAAGTCGTGTACCCATACGGGCATACTGAATAAATTTTCTAAGCTCATTGTATATTATCTCATGTTAAAACTGATACTGGTCTTGGTGTTTTCCACCCTGTTCACAGAATGTGTCATCCAACTAGGAAACATCACCAAGCGTCCTGGTTGCGGGGGTATTTCTACTATCTCCATGCCCTCTACATCTGCGGGCCACAGCTTATTTAATATCACAGGGTTAGGGTTACGGAAACAAAGAGTGCCCGCGGTATCCTCTTCTGCTCTATGATAATAAACTCCTGATACCGTGCAGGTAGGATGTTCATGGTCGCCCATGTAGCCCCCAACACTGTACCAATTGAACCACGATTCAACGATCTTGAGATCTTTGGGCGGGCTGCCTAGACGTTCAAAATATCTCCGCTGGCACTGATGTATGGCATCGGCCAGGGGTTGTATGCCTAGGTCTATGATGTCGTTGACACCCTGGGGGTTATAGCTGGTTTCTACACTGTGGCGGCCCAGGTCCCAGTGACGTTGGCTCTGGGCTTCTGCTTGATCAATGGCAGCACTGATCACAGCCAGCTCTGTGGCCTCGAGATCCCAGATCATCACAGGCGAAGGAAACAGTGTCAGCAATAGATTCTTCACGATGTTATCTCCAATTAAAGGCCAAGCTGACCCTAGTGTCTGTGCCTAGATTAGGCGCCACCCTGTGAGTCAGCCAGCTAGGGAACAAGACCAATCGACCCTCACGGGGTTCTACCCTAAAGTCCTGATCGCGGCAGCGATCCGCGGGCCAGGCCTTCCACTGCATCAGAGGGTTGGGGTTCTTGAACTTGAGCAGACCTGAACCCTCGGGTACCCTATGATAGTAGCAGCCCGAGATCAGTCTATCAGGGTGTATGTGTTCAAACATAAAATCACCCTGCCCATACCAATTCAACCAGGAGTCAACCAGCTGGGGTGCGGGTAGACCATAGCCCACGGCTGTACAGAATTCACTGACAGACCGCTCTAGGGTCTGGGCCAAGGTGTCCATGCGAAACTTGATGACATCATTGCAGCCCTCAAAACTAAAGGTAGTAGAGCCCAGCTCTTCCCAGGGTGTGGGTTCTGCTCGAGCCCAACCCAGGCTGCGTTCTATCTCTGTGTCTATCTGTGATCGCACAGGGCCACGGAGATCTTCTACCCATATGGGCGTTGTAAAACAGTTATTCAACATAGTGTAGATAGGTGCTGAGTATGTATTTGGTACGACCGTCCCCGGGCATGAGTCCGCGATGGGGGTAGGTCCAAGTAGGTGGAAACATCAAGAGCCGACCCCGTCGTGCCTCAACAGTGAGGCCCAGCTGGGGAAACTCTGTGCCCGCATCAGAATCGTTCAAATAGTAGAGAAAGCTAACGAATCGGCTGCACTGTTCTCGGCCCACACCATCTGCGTGTAGCTTAAACTCGTGACGGCCGTTGGGTCTATAGCACTTGATGCGGAAACTCTCCGCGGACCATGTTTCGGGCATCATCCTGAGGGGGTCCCAGCGATCTCTATAGGCCTGTGCCTGCGCAGTAGTCACGGCCAGTAGTCGTTCGCAGTCCTCAGTGAAATCATATTCATGTGTGCCACGGGCTTTAACCCAGGGTTGGCCACGATTGTGAGCCAGCAACTGGCCGTGCCTGCTGTTGAGATCCAGCTCTATGAGTTTGGCCCAGTCTCCGGGGCGCTCTTTGTGCCAACGACTGCACTGTTCAAAGGCTGTGACCAACTGATCACAGAACTCTCCTGTGAGAGCGTGATCCACAACGCGGACGTGATTTTGTTCTAGAGCAACTGTCATCTGGTATTTACTAGGTCACAGACAGAGCTGGGGTGGTTTCTGGCAGAGTCAACAGACCCGGAGGGGCGCGAATTTTTTTCTCGCGGAGCGCAGCGCAATTTTTCTAGCTGCGAAGCAGCAGCGGTAGCGATTTAAAACACAAAGAAAATTGTGAATAAAACAACGACTACGAGAACTACGAGAACATCACAGAGTTGAAACTCTGGTGGGGGACCTTCATACATCCAGTATATAGTCCACGGACTAGATCACATAGTCCAAAGCTGGAATGGCTCGCAGTCCGGGAAAACGCATGAGCAAAAAACTCTGGTACTGATCGGGTATGTAAAAGTCCACAGTGTCCTGCAGTTGTTCTATATGGCCTCCGTGACGTTGCACAAACTCCCACACTGAGTCAACATCAGAGTCTTCGGTCCATGCGGCATAACGATAGCAGAGTAGATAGTTCATAGGATAGCCAGTCCAATCCATATGGCTGTAGGCGCTGTGCAGTCTATGGTAACCCAGATTAGATCTGCCGTGACACCGGGCTCGACTCCCAGTATACGCTGATGGCTGTGTTCACTAGGTAAAGTGGCTAGATAGTCATCGACACGCAGCAGCTCGGGTTCAGTGAACGCAAAGGTATATAGCATACTGACATATTTACTCGGCGTGGACCAAAAGCATGCGGGCCGCAAGAGATTTAATTTAGCAGGCCGCTAATAAGTACTAGTATGAGAACTATTGTTGAAGCCCTAGAGTTTAGCGTTCTAGTTACCGCATGGACACTATACCAATTAGCTAAACCCACAGTGATTACGCTTGCGTTAGCACTATGCCTAAGACCGTTTATTATCTAACGCACAGAGATACTGGAGAACGTGAGCGTTACTATCTGAGTCGGGCCGGAGCCCGAATAGCCCAGCGAGCCCGTAACAGGCTCTTGGGCTTTGATCAAAGGCTAGAACGCTGTGAACTCAGAGACAATTGGGAAGTGGAACTGTGTAGACTGCCTGGGGGTGATAGAGTGACTGCCACGTGGGTCATTGAAGAAGATACGATAGAACACTTGTGTGACATAGGTACTATTTGTGAAGAAACACAGGGGAAATTCTAGGAAAACACAGTCAGTAAGTGTGGTTTTGTGTGATTTACTGACCCTGGAGTTGACAGCGGCCTAGATATAGGCCCCGCTGCGTGTGTTTATAGTTAAACCAAATTCTAGGAAAGTGTATTTTCGTGTGGATTTGTGTGGAAAAGTGCAGAATTGTGTGACCATTTGAGCATAGTCTGTCAATCCACCATGAGGCCACGATAGATCTACTGTGATCGCACTGTGCGATCACCCGATTTCACACCATTCGACACCATTTCTCACCGTGGAGACCGCTCCTGGACCGTTCTGAACGGTGGCCCCGCTGCGAGATCTCAGGCTGTATATATACAGTATAACACAGGGAGCGACTCGTGATCAATTTGGCCTGCATGCTCAGCCTACTGCCTTGGATACTGATACTCACAGTGGAAGCCGCCTCTGCGGAGTCCTGGCAGCATCGGCGTGACTCTAGGCGCACAGTCTACTGTATGCTGGCTGTTTCTCTGGCATTTTGGCTATAGGCCCCGCTGCTGGGAGTTGACACACGCAGACATTCACAGTATAATACACACATGCTTAAGAAAAAGCGGTTATCTAAAGCGAGAGAATCAATGACATTACCAGATGAGCGATATCGTGCAATCAAAATGGCTGAGCAGCTGTTACGGGACCTCTGTGATTCTAAGGTGACTCCTAGGGTTCCTCGGGGGATCCGAACCAGGGCGGCCAGTGCGCTGAGACACTATCCAGGCAGCTATGATCTACAGCAGCTAGAACTAGCAGCCCCTCACGTTGTACAGCAGCGTATGGAACCCTTATATAAGATGCTCAAGCAGCATGAGATGGCGGCGAGTGTTACAGAAGACTATCGTGCAGAGGGTATGATAGCAGCTGAAGATGATCACGAGGGGTCAACACCAGATTAACGTTACCTAGCAGCATACGGGCCTCTAGCTCATGTTGGTTAGAGCAGCGGACTCATAATCCGTTGGTGCCGAGTTCGACTCTCGGGGGGCCCACCAAACACTGCGAGCAGCAGCATGCGACCGTAGCTCAGTGGATAGAGCAACAGCCTTCTAAGCTGTGGGTCGGAGGTTCGATCCCTCCCGGTCGCGCCATAATGGAGCCGTCATGGACGACAAGAGCAGCATATGGGCACGTACTACCACACTGCAGCAGTGTGGGATCTTCGCGGCTGTGTTCGCGGCAGCTGCTGTGTTGTTCTGGGTGGCCACGAGATCGCTGTGATTGGTTGACAGGCCTTGGCACTGGTGCTATAATATACAAACTATGAGAGCGAAAAGAACTGACAGAAATCACATCATCTATGAACTGCGACTACCGCAGGGCAATTACATTGGCGTCACTGCCAAGACAGAGACCACTGTATTAAAGAGTGTACGTGCTAGAGCAGCCAAACACTACTATAGGGCCCGGACTGAAACCAAACAGTGGCTGTTATGCTCTGCGCTACGCGAGCTGGCATCAAAAGAAGACATCGAGATCATCGTACACGAGATCGTCCGAGGCAAGAGTGATGCACATCGTCGTGAAGTAGAGTTGCGCAGAGCCCTTAGGCCCACCCTTAACACAGACACCAGAGGAGATTGATATGGGTACACCGCTTTATATGGACATCAGTGATGCCTGCACCCTAGTCACAGAGTATGCTGAAACACACACGGGCGGGGACATACTAGCAGGGCTCAGAGAAATGCGGGCCAGCTGGGACGATCTTGACAAAGAGGACAGAGTAGCGTATACTATGTTCATGGATGCGGGCCGTAAGATGTTCGCAGAGCAACAGCAGTAACGTGGCGGGGGCCAACGAGAGAGCCCCCACAAACACCAACAAGGAGCGAACTATGTGGTACGTATACGATCGGCGTTCATCAGCTATAGTCAACAGCTACAAGACACCGGCTGCGGCACAGGCAGCTATAACCCGGGCCCATAACAAATATGTCAGGGCTTTCCCCTACGTCGCGGGCAGCAATGCGCACGAAGATGATCCCCTGACGTGGATGGCCGCTGCGGAAGCTGCGTGGTATCACTCAGTGATCGAACAGCGTGTGACCAAGCGTAATCTTATGACGGGCAAGGAGTTCACCCAGAGTGTCAACACCCCCAGAAGCTGCGATCCCAGCTCTGAGCTCTACTGGTCAATGTAGAGTTGACAGCAGCAGCAGTTGATGGTATAATATAGGCTAAGTTAAACAAAAAGGAGCGACAAATGGGTACACGTTCACGAGTAGCTGTCATGCATGGCGATGTCTGCAAATCAGTCTACTGCCACTACGATGGCTATCTAGACTACACTGGAGAGATCCTCAACAAGCACTACGACTCCACCCTAGCCAATGCACTGGTAGCACGTGGCGACAATTCGGGTGTCAAAGAGACCCTAGAAGAAATGAACTTCTACTCTGATCGTGGCGAGACGGATGTCAGCTGGCAGGTCGCACACACGTTCGAAGAGTTCCTCGAGCAGGTCGAGAGCTGTGGTGCTGAGTACTACTACGTCTTGCGGGACGGAGTTTGGTATGCGGGTGCTGTTTATGACACACCCGGATTGATCAAAGGTGGGCTGATACCCTTGGTTGATGCCCTAGCTGCTAACACCATTGACCAGCTGATAGCAGAGGAAGAATAACCCTACAAGGGCAAGGGTTTCCGGACTTGACAACAGAGTCCAGAGACAGTATACTACGAAAATGATGAACACACACAGGAGCGAAAACGTGTATATTACATTTACCGAGGGCTGGTATAATATCAAGGGTCAACCCACTAATGTTGGGGGTATGACTTTTAAACTAGTAGAAGACTATAAAGTCTCCAAGAGCGGTGAGGGCTATGTCACTGTAGAAGGTGGCGGACAGCCAGGCTTTCCCGATCGTTCAATCCGCATCAAGTGCCGGCAGGGTGCCTATAACACCGCTGGCTCAGCCAAACCCATTCCACAGGGAGTAACTATGCTTCAGGCTCTGAAGAAGCCCGCCAAAGGTTCCGAAGTCACGGACTTCACACAGGCCAAAGTCTCAGACGAGGCTGTAGCACATGAGACCGATGAAGAGATCATCGAGCGCACACGACTGCGCTTTGAGATCCTCAAAGACATGACCAAAGCTGTCAAAGGCGGAGATGTCCGTGCTATGATCGTTACAGGCCCTCCAGGTGTGGGCAAATCGTTTGGTGTTGAAGAAGTACTAAGCAAAGACGACCTGTTCAATACCTTGGGCGAGCGTAAGCCACGCTACGAGATCGTCAAAGGTGCTATGAGTGCCATTGGCCTGTATTCTAAGCTCTATCAGTACAGCGATGCAAAGAACATCCTTGTGTTCGATGACTGCGACAGCATTTTGTTAGACGACATTGCGCTGAACATCCTAAAAGCCGCTTTGGATTCGAGTAAGAAGCGTACTATCTCTTGGAACACTGACAGCCGTCTGCTTCGTTCAGAAGGCATCCCAGACAAGTTTGAGTTCAAAGGTGGTGCTATCTTTATCACTAACTTGAAGTTCGAGAACGTCAGATCTAAGAAGTTGCAGGAGCACTTGGCCGCATTAGAAAGCCGTTGCCACTACATCGATCTCAGAATGGACACAGATCGCGAGAAAGTACTGCGTATCAAACAGATCGTCAAAGACGGCATGTTGGACAGCTACGAATTGGAAGATGTAGCTCGCGATGAGGTTGTGGACTTCATCGAAACTAATCGTGCCCAAATGCGTGAATTGAGTCTGCGTACTGTACTGAAAGTAGCGGATCTGCGCAAGAGCTTTCCTACTAACTGGCAGAACATGGCCAAGGTAACTGTTATGAAGGGTGCCTACTAATGCCTACACTGCTTAAACTACTTGGGATCGGGGCTTTGATAGTATTCCTCGTTGCCATAGGGCCGTTGGCCTTTATCTGGGCCATCAACGAATTTGGACAGCATCTTTGGCCTGGAAGTCAGCTGCCCTACACGTTTTGGACATGGCTAGCCTCTGCGATCATCGTAGCTGTGCCCAGTGTGAAGGTAAGGAAATGATGATTGGTGAAATTGCCCATTGCTTTTTATCGGGTGAGGTCATATAATACTAACACGCTGAACAACTTTTTATCAGCTATATTAAAAAAGGAAACTTAAAACATGAAACGTTTGAACCCAGAAACCAAAACTTTTAAAGTTTTTAACGCATTGTACCATGGTGAGTCATTGACCCCAGCAGAAGCCAAGAAGCGTTTTGGCGTAGGCAATTTGGCCGCAGAAGCCAGCCGTATCCGTCAAAACGGTTACGCTGTTTATTCTAACAGCCGTACAGCTGGCAACGGTGTTACCGTTACTGAGTACAGCATTGGCAAGCCAAGCCGTGAAATCGTTGCCCTAGGCTACAAAGCCAAAGCAGCTGGCATGACCATCTAAGGTCTATTTTCAAACCAAGCCGATTCGCTCCCGGGGCGGTTTGAGGAAGGTCGCTATATGCGGCCTTTCTTTTTGACCCTAGTGTTGTAGAAAAGCCACACCACCGGCACTCTCTCCAGTTGACAGTTTGGGCGCTCGGCTATATAATAGAGACAATGAAGAACACGGAGCGAACTATGGAATTCACTGCTGATCAAGTCTGGGCTTGTGCTGCTGCCGCGCAGCGTGTCAACGGAGGCTACTTCAAAGAAGATGTCTGGAATCACAATTCACCGGCAGCCTTCCTCGAAAAGCGAGCCAACAAGAGCCTGGTCAAGGACTGGCTCAGAACCAACAATTTCGTAGAAGTCACTGAGGCAGACTATGCTGCTGGCCGCAGCGCCCGGGATCACTTCAAGTCTTATACGCTGTTGGCCCTGACTGGACAGCTCAACGAATTCCAAAAGACCGCAATGAAGATCGCAGCCAAGGATGTATTCACGGGCCGAGATATGTACGATTTCGCTGTGATTAGCTGCTTGCCATCTGTGGCCCATCGTGATCAAACTCGTCAAGAGATCAAACGTGAAGTCTATGCCTCGGAACAGCTCCGGGGAGCTGAAGGGGACACTATTCAAGGTGAGATCCACGTGATTAACACCCGATTTAGCAATGAGTACAACAAGCACAAGATCACGGCCCGTATGGGTGAAAGCTTCGTAGACTTCTGGTTCACCAAGGAGCTTAAAGGGGAGCTAACGGTCAAGGGCAAGATCAAACGTCAGCGTGGCGATAAAACAACACAGCTCAACTATGTAAAGATCGTGAGTTGACAGGGTGAGTGTTTGGTGCTATACTTATGATACTGAGAAACTAACTAGGAGGTCTTAAATGAGCAAGTCTACAGATATTAGCATCCGCCAATGCGGTCCTAAGAGCGCCAAGAAGGCGATTCGTAAAGCACTGAAGGTGCGCCGTCCAACATTTCTGTGGGGTCCTCCAGGTATTGGTAAGAGTGACGTAGTCAAGCAGATCGGTGACGATCTAGGTCGTGAAGTCATCGACGTGCGCCTAGCATTGTGGGAACCCACAGACATCAAAGGTATTCCTTATTACAATGCCGATCAGGGCAAGATGGTTTGGGCTCCCCCTGCAGAACTTCCTGTGGACTCCGAGTCTACTGCTATCATCTTCTTAGATGAATTAAACTCTGCTCCTCCGGCTGTCCAGGCCGCGGCCTATCAGTTGATCCTAAACCGACGTGTTGGTACCTATCAATTGCCCAAGGGTGTTGATGTGGTCGCCGCAGGTAACCGTGAAGGTGATCGTGGTGTTACCTATCGTATGCCTGCTCCGTTGGCTAACCGATTCGTTCACTTGGAAATGAAAGTGGACTTTGATGACTTCCAGGACTGGGCTACGCTCAACAAGGTGCATCCAGAAGTCGTAGGTTATGTAGGTTTTGCCAAGCAGGACTTGTATGACTTTGATCCTAAGAGCCCTAGCAAGAGCTTCGCAACTCCACGCTCATGGGTGTTCGTCAGCGATCTGCTCAATGATGATGATTCTGATACTGAAACCCTGCACAACTTGATCGCGGGTGCCGTAGGCGATGGCCTGGCTGTAAAGTTTATGGCTCATCGTAAGATTGCGTCTAAACTGCCTAAGGCAGAGGACATCCTCGACGGTAAGGTCAAGGACCTGCAGGTCAAAGAAGTGTCAGCGATGTATTCTTTGACGGTTAGCCTCTGCTATGAGCTCAAGGACCGTGCAGAGAAGAAGACCAAGACCTGGGACGATATGGCTGATCGCTTCTTCCGCTATATGATGGACAATTTCCCAACAGAGTTGGTTGTGATGGGCGCCAAGACAGCCCTTACCAACTACAACCTGCCCCTGGACGCTACGAAGATGAAATCCTTCGACGAGTTCCACAAGCGTTTCGGTAAGTATGTTTTGAGTGCTATGGAGAATTAAGACCTCGCCATAGCAGGGGCGGGGGCTTTCTCAGGGCTACCCGCCCACCTTTTTGGTTGACAGAAGTGCCGGGCGGTGCTATAATATATACATACAGTTAGGAGAGCGAACATTATGCAAGATCAAATCGTCGAAAAATTGATTACTGCCCGAGTAGGACTTCTGCTCAAAGCACCATTCTTTGGCAACATGGCAACTCGTATGCAACTGATTGATGCATCGGACTGGTGCCCTACCGCCGCTACTAATGGCAGAAACTTCTATTACAATAAGAAGTTCGTTGAGAAGCTCTCGGTGAAGAAACTAGAGTTCCTGTTCGGCCATGAGATCTGTCACTGCGTGTTTGATCACTTTGGTCGTGTAGGTAGTCGCGATCGCCAGCTCAGCAACATCGCACAGGACTATGCCGTCAATCAAATCCTTGTAGACGAGCGTATTGGTGAGAAGATCACTGAAGTTCAGATCTGCTACGATTCAAAGTACCGTGGTAAAGCATGGGAAGAGATCTATGATGATCTGTGGGAGAAGGCGGAGAAGATCAGTCTGCCCGAACTGATGAAACAACTAGGTGATCTCTTAGATGAGCACATCAACGAAGATGGGTCGGGTCCGGGTAAAGAAGACAAAGAAGGCGAGGGCAAAGGCAAGCCCGGCATGACCAAAGAAGAAGCACAGGCCATCCGTGATGAGATCAAGCAGGCTATGATCCAGAGTGCCGCGGCCGCAGGTGCAGGCAAGACTCCTGCAGGTATTATGCGTATGATCAAGGACTTGACTGAGCCTAAGATGGACTGGCGTCAGTTGGTGCAACAAGAGATTCAAAGCATCGTTCGAAATGACTATTCCTTCCAACGGGTGAATCGTAAGAGTATGCACAGTGGAGCAGTCTTGCCCGGAATGAAAGAAGCCACTACCATTGACGTAGGCATTGGTATTGATATGTCGGGTTCGATTGGGCAAGAGGATGCAACTGTATTTCTCAGTGAAGTCAAGGGCATCATGGACCAGTACGAGGACTTCAAGATCAACCTGTGGTGCTTTGACACAGAGATCTATAACCACAAGGAGATCACACATGACAATGGGCATGATCTAGAGGAATACGAACCTCAGGGTGGTGGTGGCACAGACTTTGAAGTCAATTGGACCTACATGAAAGATAACGGCATTGCTCCTAAGAAGTTCATTATGTTCACAGACGGCTACCCCTGTGGTAGTTGGGGTGACCCTGATTACTGCGATACGATCTTTATCGTCAAAGGTAACAGAGAAGCAGAAGCACCCTTTGGTCAGACTGTGATCTACGAGCGGGAGACGGCTTAATGTTCTACGGGTGGTTGTTGGCAGTCCTAGGCTACAACCTTAAAGCAGATGAATCAGTCGCGAGCCAATTCTGCGCCCACCTATACAAGAGTGCCAGGGGTTGTGGTTTTTCTGCCACAGACCCCGCTGCTATGTGTGTGCGTAGCTCTAGGATTTGACAGATAGATAGATTGGTCGTATAATATAAACACTGACACACAAGAAGGAGCGGTATATGATGGAACTAGTCTTAGCATTCGTAGCAGGTATGATTGTAATGGATTTTATGTATGCCTGGCGCATGGGCATTCCCCAAATGCTCTGGTATCGCTTTAAGAATCGTAACAACCCTCAACCCAACGTTGAAGACAAGGAGTCTGTATGAAGATGTTTATCATAGGTACCGTATTTGGTCTAGTATTGGCCACAGTGGGATTCTCAGGAATTGCTCGTATGCTGGACAAAGGTGTTGACACAGTCAAAGAGAAGTCTGTGGAGATCGCACGATGAGCCGATTTGGAATGATCGTTGAAGATCCTACCTACAATGAAGAAGGTCAACTAGACGACATCGATGATTGGCTCAGTGCCCGGATTGACACTCCCGAAATTGAAGAGATCACGGGCCTTGACATTATCAGCTATGACCCTCACGACACTGTAAACAGTTGATGAGCAAACTAGAGTACAAACTCAGGCCGTTAGTGGCGTTTGATCCAACTAATAAAGATCATAGACGCTACTACGCAGAGTTTGTGGAGCACGGTGGGTGGGGTCGCTGTCCTGTTCGGTTCATCTGTCCAGAGGACTACGGACACGACCTACCAACAATGATTAAGAATTCATTGATCGCGCACTACGTGGATCGAGAGTTCAGTGGCACCAAGATGTCCCAGGAACGATCACGTGAACTCACCCAGGCTGCTGATAGGATGTACCGAGAAGCTGGGCAACTGCGCAAAGAAGCGCAGGCTCTATTAAAACCCAGACGCAAGTAGGGTCTTTCCAAAGTTGACAGACTAGACCCATGGTGCTATACTATAGGTATTGTTTAACACAAAGGAGCGAAAGATGACTATCACTGCAACCCCTGAGCAGATCCCTGCAATCGTCCAAGAAGCCAAGACAGCTGCACATGCAGCGGCACGTGAATACTTTGATCGAGTCTTGGGAGGCCAAGATCAGTTCGCATGTGGCTTTGCCTGGGTCAACATCTACGGTGTCAAAGGCAACACCAAGATCGGTCGCGCATTGAAAGAGTGCGACATCCGTCCTAGCTACTCAGGCGGTCTACAGATGTGGAACCCCAGCAACTTCGGCTGCCAGAACGTAGACACACTCGAGAAGGGTGCTGAGGCTGCTGCGGCCGTGTTCAAACGTTATGGCTTTGAAGCCTACGCTGGTTCGAGGTTGGACTAATGGCTACCATAGACGGACAGATCGTTAGGGTCGGAGACTGGGTGTCGTTTAAATGCGATATCGAGCAGTCGGGCAGGATCTACCGCATAGAAGGGGACAGACTGTTCCTGGAAGCGGGCCCTAACGGGTTTGAGGGTGGCTATATTGGTGGGCAGGATAAAACCGTACAGTCGGCTAGGGATTGTTGGCTAGATTAAATTGGTTGACAGTTTGGATGCTTGGTGCTATACTATAGTCATAGTTAGATAATAGGAGCGAAGATGTATTTCAAATTAGAAAACCAAACAGAACAAGAGCGTATTGTTAGTGCTCTCAAAGGATGGCAGTGGGATCGCAAGCAACACGGTTGCCTGTATGATCGTGGCAGTGCCGATTCCTACTACGGACGTCAACCTGCGCCACACTACGGTGGAGTTGGTGGTGATTCGGGTGAGCGTGTGCGTGTACATGACAAAGCCTCCGTAGATGAATACATGGCGGGCTACAACTACAACGAGCGGTTCGGTGACAAGAAGGATTGGCGCTAATGGAACCACAAACCCAAATCAGATTGGCAGTAGGTCTAGGCTTGATTGTCGCTGTACAGATCATAGCGGTCTGCCTGTGGGTGCAGTGATGGAAGCTGTGCGTGAGATCACTGAGTGGACCGGGATAACCTACCAGACTCCTAACCACGACTACCTGCTAGATGGCGACAAGATCGTGGCCTATCGTCCTTGGGGCACTGGTGAGATTCGTTGGAGCAGCGGCAAGATCAAGATCGATCGTAGGGGTCGCAAGTTCGAACGCTTAGAACCCAACCCATTCAAGATCCCAGAGAATGCAGCCGAGAATGCAACTGTGGAAGTCAAGGGTTCTAAGGGTAACTCTTACTGGGTAAATGTCCAGGACAAAACCTGTACCTGCCCAGGATTCACGTTCCGTGGCAACTGTAAACACACTAAGGAGATGGTATGATCGCTGCTTGGGTTGGAGTAATTGTTTTGGTCCTCACAGGACATCTGCTATGGGCGTTTATCTTGGCCTTTTTGGCCATTAGCATGGAGTAATTATGGGATGGGTAGTCTACGACGATAACGGTAACTTTGTAAAATACTACAAAAAACCAGGGCCCGCCAAAGCTGCTGTGACTAGATATCACAAGGCCGTGTTAGAAGGCTACATGAGTTGGCCCAGGGCTCATGCCTGTTGCAGCTACAGAGACTTCGAGGGAGTCTTGCTGGGGATAACGGGTGCCGAACTAAAGATGTGGCAATTTTGCAACACCCAAAAGGTTGACAGTTTGGACGGGTGATGTTAGACTACTAATACTGGAACAAAGGAGCGAACTATGTTACAACTCATTGGAATCATCACAGTAGCATACCTGGGCTGGGTTACCGGCATCATCCAAACAGTGCTGCTGCTGACTGCTGCTGGCCTGGCCACAGTCGCAGGAATGTAACTATGAAGAAGTTTACATTTTGGCGCAACTGTATCGTGGCTGAGACCTTTGAAGTGGAAGCAGAATCCGAGGAGGAAGCACGTGAGTTGGTCCGGGATGCTGATGTCAAATACGAGGAATGGATCGATTGGCTGTCAGACGATTTCGAGCTCGAGAACGTAGAAGAATTAGACCCTTTGTACCGTATGGTTAAAGACTACAAATCGGTTGACGTTTTGGGCTGACGGTGCTATAATATACACATACTAAGAAGGAGCGAATATGCCTAAATCAGCACAACAGAAGTTCAACGAATACCTAGACGAGTGCCGTGAGACTCGAGATGCCATCAACGAGCTAGAGCAGGCTGCTCGTGAGAACCACGATGGTTCTTATGCCTACGCCTGCGGTGTCTACACGGTGTTGTTGGGAGATGTGATCAGTATGTTGCCCAAGGCCAAGCGTGCCGAGATCCGCGAGCAACTGCTACGCACAGCACAGAAGCAGAAGAATGAACACCTAGCCAAAATGATCAAGGAGTCCTAAGTGGTCACTAACTTAGAGTATCTCAAGACCGCCATTGAGGCCTTGGAATCATCCGAGACCACCCTTTGGGATCAGCGAAAGATCCTCAAAGTCGTGGCACAGATCTGTGAAAAGAACATAAACCGTATAGAGACCGATTTGGTTGACAAAGTGGAAAATCGATTGTATAATACACATATAAACTAACAAGGAGCGAATATGCCTAATTGGTGTAATAACAACTTAGTGCTGGAACATGATGATCCAGAGATGATCACCCGAGCACACAACGCACTTGAGCGTTGTGAGTTCCTGCAAGAGTTCATTCCAGTGCCAGAAGATCTGCAGATCGTTGCGGGATCCGTGGGTGATCCTGTTGAACAGAAAGAACTGGAACGCAAGACCGCTGAGAATGTCAAGAAGTATGGCTATGGCAACTGGTATGACTACTGCGTGGGCGAGTGGGGCACCAAGTGGGATGTAGGTGGTCAAGGTCAGAGTGATATACACCCTGATGGCCGGATGCTACATGCATCATTTGACTCTGCTTGGAGCCCTCCTGTGAATGCCTATGCTAAATTGGAAGCACTAGGCTTCCGAGTAGAAGCACAGTTCTATGAGAGTGGTATGGCCTTTGCCGGCACCTACAGCGATGGTAACTGCGATGATTTCAGCCTCGAAGACATGAGTGCCGACGACATCGAGCGTGACTATCCAGAGCTGGATGAATGCTTTGGGATCTCTGAAAGCATCCGTGAATACGAGGCTGAGAACGAAGAAGAGCTCACACAGTGGATCAAGGACGGAGCCGATAAGAAGGCTCAGTTGATTGCAGAATGAATGTAGTCAAGCTCACCCGCAACTACAACGGCTATCACTACTTTACGCATAGGGTTGAGTTCTACGGTGGTCCAGATGTCAGGATCAAACAGTGGATCAGAGTCCGCAACTGGCTCTGGACACAGTTTGGTCCGAGTGCAGAGCAAGCACTGGCTCGGGCTGACAACTTCGATGGGATCCAACCTGTTTGGGCATGGGATTCAGAGAAGAGTGCCGTATACCTTAAAGAGGAAGCACTAGTGATGTT